ATAATAATAATGGTGGGACTAATAGTTGGCAGTTTGAATCCAACGGCTCTTTAAATTTACCAGCAGGTGGTAGTATTGTAGGACAACCCAACCCTGAAACTAAAATTTATGACATAGTTAGTATAGCATTAGAAACACCATTTACTAATCCTGTAATCACAGTGAATGAACCATTAGTTCCACCAAAATTTTATCCAGGTATGCGTGTTGATATTAGAAATGCTGGTGATGCTACTGGCGCATATTATATTGATTTTCAAGACACAAGTGCTTTTAGAATATTCTCTGATTCTGGTTTAACTCAAGCAGTTGATGCAAGTGCTTGGGCACCTTATACTTCAGGAGGTGAAGTTTGGGTATTTGCTGATTTAGGAAATATTTCATTAGTTCCAAATATTAGTACCGGACTTCATGACTATAAAGCTAACGGTCAATTCATAAACATATACCCTACTAATGATTATGACGTCCCACATATTCATATTGCCGCAGGTAGAGGTAGTACCAGCACAGGTGATCTAATTTTAGGAGATGATAGATCTCATATTGATGTCAATCACGGTGGTTTTATAGATGTTAAAACTTATAACATTGGAACAAATGCGTATCACTATTGGACATTTGGTACCGACGGCAACCTACAAATACCAGCAGGTGGGGACATTGTAGATAGTAATGGCAATACTTTATTCGTCGAAGAAATACTCAGTGAAACTAATACAGTAGGTGCTGGTGTTGCTGGTACTATTTGGACTGATGCTGATAGTACTAACACTATGGCCAAACTATTGGTCAACGGTGTAGAAGCCACTACTGGTGATTCACAGAGTTGTGAGGTATTGATCACTAAAAAGAGTGACAATACCGTAGTAGCAACAATTTATGCTATAGTACATACCAGTGCTAGTCCATTATTCACAGTGGCAGCAGATTGGGATAGTGGCACTAATAGAATGATATTAGATGCTACAGTGCCTGGTGCTAATAATATAGCGTTTAAAGTTAAATCTATTACTTTATAAAAGAGAAGAATATGGCAAATTTTAGAATAGAAGAAGGTATTACATTCTCAGACTCAACAGTTCAGAGCACAGCCTGGACTGGTGGTCGTGTAGTAACTGTACCTACAACTAGTCAAGGTGCTAGCGGTAATCTACAAGGTGACATAGCATTTAGCAGCACACACATCTATTATTGTACACAGACCTATGGTGCTCCAGTATGGGATTATTCTGCTCCAATTGATATATCAGGTGGAGACGGAGTAAGCAATGGCCTTGCTATTACTCTAGCAACACCACCTCAGGTAGGATGGAAAATCAGTAATGGAACCACTGTTGCTACTGTAAGTTCTGTTACTCCTCAGGCTACTTGGTATATTATATTCTATAGTCCCGCTATAACTTTTGCCACAGGTGCTACTATATATTATGCTGCTACAGAACCAGCAACAGTTAATATTTGGAAGCGTGTGGCTTGGAGTGGTGATACTTGGTGATATGATAAAACAGCAGCCTCTGGTATTAGTTTGAACCTACAGTTTGAAATTTGGAAATAAAATGAACCTAACTCCTGTAAAACGTGGCGATACTTGGACTTTTTCCTTTACTTGGAAAAATGGTAATACTCCTATTGATCTTACAGACTGTACTGCCAAGATGCAGATACGTAAACGTAAGGTAGGGACATTACTGGCCGAAGTGGATACATCAGATGGCATTGTTATTGATGGACCATTAGGCAAAGTTACTGCTACGTTTCCAGCCAGTGTTACAGAATTAGTTGAGCCAGGCGCACACGAAACAGACCTCCAACTTACTTTTACTACTACAGGAGAAGTTAGGTCTAGCAAAACAATGATAGTTACAGTATTAGAAGATATTACAAGATGACAACTGGTAGTGTTATTGAGATCGTTGTAGAATCTACTCCCCCACAGGTCATAGAAGTAGATACTGCCAGTGCGCCTAATCTTACAGTAGAAGCAGCAGAACGTGGCCTACAGGGCATACAAGGAGCCCAAGGCCTAGGCGGATACATTGGTGAAGATGGCCTACAGGGCATACAAGGCCATCAAGGTATCCAAGGTACACAGGCAAGTCAAGGTATTCAAGGACAACAGGGTACACAAGGCCTACAAGGTACGCAGGGTGTACAAGGTACGCAAGGTACGCAGGGTATTCAAGGTACGCAGGCAAGTCAAGGTACGCAGGGTATTCAAGGTGAGCAGGGCATACAAGGACTTACTGGATCATTTGCTGGACAGGGCCTACAGGGCCTACAAGGATTAGATGGTGAGGCTGCTGCTCAAGGATATCAAGGCATACAGGGTCGTCAAGGTATTCAAGGTGAGCAGGGAATACAGGGTAGTACAGGGATTCAAGGATCTGCTGGTTATATTGGCGCAGATGGACAACAAGGCACACAAGGTATTAAGGGCGAAGATGGTAGTATAGGAGTAGATGGAAGTCAAGGTATACAGGGTATTAAGGGCGAAGATGGTGTTATAGGAGTAGATGGACAACAAGGTATACAGGGTACACAGGGTACAACAGGTAGTACAGGTACAACAGGTAATCAAGGTATACAGGGTACACAAGGTACAACAGGTAGTCAAGGTACAACAGGTAGTCAAGGTACAACAGGTACAACAGGTAGTCAAGGTACAACAGGTAGTCAAGGTACAACAGGTAGTCAGGGTACACAAGGACAACAAGGTATCCAAGGTATACAGGGTATACAAGGTACAACAGGTAGTCAAGGTACAACAGGTAGTCAAGGTACAACAGGTAGTCAAGGTACAACAGGTAGTCAAGGTATACAGGGCACACAGGGTGTCCAAGGTAATCAAGGCATTCAGGGTATTCAAGGTGCTGTTGGAGAAAATATATTAGAACATACTATTATATTAAATCACGTTGCTCCTACAGCCTCATATACTGGACAGGATGTTACACAATGGAGTGCCTCATACGCTGGACAAGGTGGTAAGTTATTAGTTGAAGCAGATGTAACTGCTTATATTGCTACAGGAAGTGTTAAGAACTGGTATCTTAAAAAGAATGGCACTACTGTGGCCACTGGTACTTTTTATTTTAATCAAGCAAGTGTTCATACTACATTGCCTACAATACAATATATAGATACTTCGGGTAGTACCAGCACAGCAACTTGGAGTATTACATTAGGTTCAGGTTTGATTGTTGATCAACAGGATCGTGCCAGTATTACAGTGACAGAATATGCTGGTATAGAAGGATTAACAGCCACAGGCTTGGTCAATGGCAGTTACTTATTCGCAGTAAATAATACTAATCAAACTGGAGTTGGCCTAAATCAACCTGTTAACTTTCAAACAACATTGAACAGTAATGGTAGTTTGATCAACAAGATCAGTAATACACAGGTCACACTCTCAGGTGGATACACATACAAACTACAGGCAACTATAGGAAGATTTGTTTCAAGTAGTAGTTGGGGCACATTCCGTTGGTACGATGTGACCAACAGCACATATATTGGTGTAGAAGGATTTGGAGAAGTTGCCAGTGCTCCAGGAGCAGTGGGATCAACTAACTTGGCCAAGGCCATAGTATCACCCAGTGTTAATACCACTTATGAACTACGCCAAGCAACAGGAAATACTATTGAGGTTTCAGGTGGTTGGGCCCAAATGGAAATATCACAGATTAATCCTCCAGTGACCTTGGCCTCAGTAGGTACTATTACTGCTACTGGTGATCTTAGCGGTAATATTTTAATATCAACAAATGCTACGGCTGACGAGGGCGGTGAGATACACTTGGCCAAACCTCCAAATGCTACTCTCAATGGCGGCATATTTTTTGATGCTTACCAAAACAGACTTAGAATTTTTGAAAATGGTGGTGACTATAGAGGCGTACACATTGACTTTACCAAAGTGCCTACTGGTATAGCAGGGGAACTAATGTGGAAAAAAAGTGCATTTGTCGACGCTGGTGTATATGTTACTATGGACAATCTAAAAGTTGGTGTCACAACTGGTGGTGCTCGTGGATTAAGCATAGGTGCGGTAAGCACAAACTTTACTGCTAATGTGAGTGGATGGTTTGGCTATACTGGTGGTGGGGGAGGAGCCTCTGCTAATAATGTTGCCTATACTACAACAGGATCTGGTTCAGCATTTGGCTGGGGTTTTAACGCCGAAGGCGATGGCGCACAATATAATATATTTGATAAGACCAATAATCGAATGTATCGTGTTACTATGATGATCGGTGCCAGCTGGCTCAACAATATGATCTGTATAGAACGATTAATTTAAGATAAATATAGAATAGAGGATAGCACAATGGCATCAAGAATACAACTAAGACGTGGTACAGCCACCGAATGGACTACAGCGAACCCAACGCTAGCACAGGGTGAAATGGGAGTAGAAACTGATACTGGTAAATTAAAAATTGGTGACGGAACAACCACTTGGGCGGCATTAACCTACGTAGCTATACAAGGAGTTCAAGGAACTACTGGCCCAGCTGGATCAGGTGCTCAAGGAACTACTGGTGCCCAGGGCGCTACGGGTGCCCAGGGCGCTGATGGTTTACAAGGTATCCCAGGACCAAACGGAACCCAAGGAACTGATGGTATACAAGGTGCTACTGGATCAACCCCAACTATAACTATTCCTGGGCCTTACGATGATGATTTAAATGCTGGATTGGATGGTGTAGCCATAGGACAACTGTACTATCAACCAGGCGGTGCTGTATTTGTTAGGTTAACCTAATATGCCTACAATAACTCTACAACAAATTAATTTAGGTGGATATGCTAATGATGGCACAGGTGATGACCTACGCACAGCATTTGCCAAAGTAATAGCCAACTTTCAAACTATAAAGGATTCAATTCCTAGTAGTCTAGCCGAAGATACTAACCCAACTTTAGGTGGTGATTTAGACTTAAACGGCTTTGATCTTAACAGTGATAGCTTGGTCACATTAGATGCTCCTGGTTTAACTGTTACTGGTCCAGTTACAGCCACTAATTTTGTAGGACAAATCAGTGATATCAGTAATCATAATTTGGACGCACTAGCAGATGTAATCATAGAGGAACCTCCTATAGCAGGAGAAAGTTTGGTCTATGATGGTAATATTTGGCGTCCTGGGGCAGTCAGCGCAACTTTCGCAACCGTCGATGGTGGAAGCTCATCTACTATATATAACTTAGAGGATGGAGCAGTTATCGACGGAGGCAATGCTTGAAAGTAGCAGTAATAACTAGTTTATCAGGACTTAACTCAACATTACGTGATCCCAGCAACGGTGGCTTTGAAGGTGTAGACTATTACGCTTATGTAGATCGTTTACACGATGTACACATATGGCGTCAACGTCCAATAATAGAATTTAGTAAAGATCCAGTATACGCAGCAAGGCGTAATGCCAAACTACCTAAAGTACTTGGTTTTATGATGATACCTGGATATGACTACTATATTTGGCACGATCACTACTGTGAATTACAAACTGATCCAAAAGAAATTATAAATCTTATTGGTGATAGTGATATGGGTGTATTCAAACATGCCAGTAGAGATTGCGTATATGAAGAAATACACATTGTAGCATTAAGTAAATTTGATACTGTAGAAAATTTAAATTCCATGCATGACGTATTTCGTCGCTGTAATTGGCCTGCTCATGCTGGACTATACGAAATGACCAGTTTTATATACAAAAATAATCCTCGAGTACAGGCTACTATGTTAAATTGGTGGGATATTATAGTACAAAGTAGCAGCAGGGATCAACTTAGCTTTCCTCTAGCAGCAGGAATGAACGATTTAAAACTACACATATTACCAGGAACAGCCCAACCATATGGCGGAAGTAATAAGTTTATGCCCAGTGTTAGGGATAAAATAGGCAGCTAAAATCCTATAAATATAACATAGGGAGCACTTATGTTAGATATTTGGAGCGTAAAATCTGGTCATAGTTTAGGAACTTTTGAAGAAAGATCATCTGTAAATGTTTCTTTACCTGTTGTTTCAAATATACCTAATGTAAAGTATAGCATAATAAGTGGACAACTGCCTCCAGGAATTAGGTTAAAAAATAATCAAATATTAGGAACCCCTCTAGAAGTAGTAAGACCTACTACTTTTAATTTTTGTATACGTGCTGAAAAAGATAGTGAAATAGCCGATCGCACATTGAGAATAACCATTAATGGCAGTGATGAACCGATAGTTCTTACTAATCCTGGATTATTGCCAGTGGGACCTAACGAAACTTATTTTGTTCTTGATTCAACTCCTATCGACTTTCAACTAGAAGTAACTGACACTGATACAGCAGCAGGACAAAGATTAAGATTTTTCATAGCCAGTGGTGATGGCCTATTACCTCCAGGCACTACACTAAGTGACAGTGGACGCATTAGTGGCTTTATAGATCCTTTACTAGCTATAAAATTAAATGAACAAAATGGTAATTATGACAGTCAAGGTTATGATGCTGTGGCCTTTGACTATGGACTAGTATCCGATAATGGATTTGATAGCTTTGGATTTGATAGTATAACCTTTGATTACAGTGCTCCAACTAAAGGACTTAGAAAACTTAATAGAAATTATGAATTCATAGTGACTATAACAGATGGCGACACAATAATAAGAAAAAAGTTTAGAATATACGTTGTTGGTGAGGACTATCTCAGAGCAGATAATACAATACTAAGAGTAGGTACTGGATCATATCTAGCCAGCAGTAGTAGTTTGAAAACTCCTATTTGGCGCACACCTCCTAATTTAGGCACAGTTAGGTGTAATAACTATCAAATAATTAAACTAGACATTTATAATACTGTGGACATTGGACCAGTACAATACTATTTAAATCCACTGAATCCAGATCAAACTGCTAGTGTACTTCCTCCTGGTCTAAAATTAGATATAAAGAGTGGTGAACTATTTGGCCTATTACCTTATCAGCCAGAGTTCACTAAAACCTATCACTTTACTGTTACAGTAACAAGATTTGGTAATGATAATGAAACAGCTCCGGTGCCTAGAACCTTTAGTATTACAATACTGGGACAGATTGATAGTACATTAAAATGGATTAGCCCCAACAACCTAGGCACAATTGATGCTAATTACACCAGTACTCTAAAAATACAAGCATCTAGCACTTTAGATAATTCTGTAATTAGATATCAAATTATGGAAGGTCAATTACCTCCAGGTCTTAACTTAATGGATGAGGGTGAGATAGTTGGTAAAGTACAGCAATATACTAGCCAAAATAATCCAGGTATAACAACTTTTTATGATATAGAACTTGGTGAACGTATTAGTAATCAAACCTTAGATGGTGGTGAAACTACTATAGATAAGAGTTATAGATTTGTTGTTAGAGCCTATGACCAATTAAACTATAGTGCTATAGATAGAGAATTTATTTTAGATATAAACACACCTAATGATAGGCTCTATAGTAACATATACACTACCAGTTATATGAGTATAGGTAAAAGAAAATTATTTAAAGATTTTATTTTAAATGAAAATGTGTTCCCACAAAAAAATATATACCGTATAACTGATCCTAATTTTGGTCTAAAGACTGACATGCGTATACTGGTCTATGCTGGTATAGAAACTGTTGATGTTGGTGAATATATCAGTATCATTGGTCTCAATCATCAGAGAAAACGATTTTTATTTGGTGATATAAAAACTGCTAGAGCCACAGTTCCAGGCACCAATAACACTGTGTATGAAATAATATATGTTGATATTATTGATCCACTAGATAAGAAAGATCAACATCTTCCTTTAGAAACAAAAAAATTCAGTAAAGTTAACACAGTAATTACAGCAGATGCCAGTAACTATCTATGGAAGGCACAGGATCAATATAGCTTTGTAAAGAAAAGAGAAATAATGTCTGCTAGACCATTAGAAAACATAACCATAGATCGTACTAACTTATTGGCCAGTGATCCGCAGTCCAGTAAGAGATATCCAAATACAATTACTAATTGGCGTAGAAGAATACGATATCATGAACTTATCAATGGCAAAAGTATAGCCAGCGAAAGAAATTATTTGCCATTATGGATGACCAGTTTTCAAAGTAATAAAGAAGAATTAGGCTTTGTACTAGCCATGCCCTTGTGTTATTGTAAACCTAATATGAGTCAAGAAATCATTTTAAACATAAAAAATTACATGGCCACTACAAATTTTAATTTCAATGATTTAGACTATGTGGTTGATAGATATATTATTGATAGTATAAGCGGGTATGGCAACGATAAATATCTGGTATTTAAAAATCAAGGCGTTACTGTATGAGTAATATTATAACCACAAATATTGATGAAAACTTTCCAGTACAAGGACAGGATAATCCCAGTGCAGGATTTAGGAATAATTTTGCTGGAATTAAAACAGCCTTGACCACAGCCAAATCTGAAATTACCAATTTAGAAAACAATGCTGCTAAAACCAATGCTGATAATAACTTTAATAGAAACTTAATTAGTAATGCCTTAATTAACAATACGCAAACACTATTTAAAAATCAAGGCTTGGCTATTTTGCTTAAAGAGCTGGATGTAACAGATTCATTAGATCAAAAAATAACTGTGACTGGTACTACTGTGATTAAGTTTATATCATGGCCCAACAATGATTCCCTAGCAAGATTACATGCTATAAATTTATACTGTAAGTTTCAATTGGATCCACTAGATACAAACCTAATGAATTATAGAATTAATTTTAGCACTGAAGTAGGCGGCAATATTAAAGGCTATTCAACTGATTCTCCATTTACCTTTAATTCGGGAGCAGGGGGTTGGCACTTAAAACCATATATCAATGCCTCTGTTAATACAGATGTAAATGCCTATGAACATGTTTTAAAAATTTGGAGCTATAATAATGGCAGCGATGTATACATAAAATATTTAGGGAGTTTTGCTTGATACACCCTCTAGTTGATTTGACTAATCTTACTGACACTCAATTGGAAGATAAGATACAGGAGCTGGGTCGTAAATACTTTATGATGGGCAGTGCTGATCTAAAATTCCAAATAGTTCAATTATTAGAAATGCACAAAGCTGAATTACATAATAGACGTATGAAAACCTACGAACAACAATTTCAAAAACATCAGGATAAAGGACTTGACAGTTTAATTAATATCAATTAAAATAAGGGTATGAAACCTGATAAATTTGGCAATCTTATATATAACCAAGAGGATATATTAGAACTAATATATCAAAATAGAACTGATCTGATTGAACAAGTTTACTGTGATCCAAGTATAGAGATTGATAACTATGTTTTGAAAAAAATTGATCCAGAATTATACAGTATAGAATTAAGCCTGTTTGATACTTTTAGCCAACATGAATGGCTAATGCCAGAAGAATATAAAAACTTTGATATTGAAACTTGGCTCTATAACCAAATTACTCCTTGGGATGATAACAACCAAAGACTAAGAGATGAACTGTTTGAATTTGAAGTACGTGGTATGATGGATCTACTACGTTGGCTCAAATACTTTGTAGATACTGCTAGGGCTAACAATATAGTTTGGGGGGTAGGTCGTGGTAGTAGTGTAGCCAGTTATGTTTTATACTTGATAGGAGTACATAAAATTGATCCCGTTAAATATGATTTAGACTGGTGGGAATTTTTGAGATAACTATAAAATAGGAGATATAAAATGAGTGATAAAAAAATATACAAAAGCATGCAGGGTAAGGAAGTAGATATGGAAAAACTACGCAACCTAAATGAAACTACACTGGCTGTAGGTAATGCTAGGGTAAATGCCAGAGGTGACGAGATTGGTCCAGGTGGAAAAATTAGTCGTAAAAGAGAAGATGTACAAAATGATTATTATAAAGGTGCCAAATGATCAAAGGTCGTATAATTCCAATTAGAGATAATGTACTAGTTACAGACATGGATTTTGATGCCAGAACTACCAAAACTGGCATCTATTTACTAAATGATGATGGTAAAAGTGAAGGTATTAGACCTAGATGGGGTCGTGTTTGGGCTGTTGGTGATGAACAAAAAGAATTTACAGTGGGGCAATGGTTATTAATTGAACATGGTCGTTGGACCAGAGGTGTAACTATTGAAAACGAAGATGGTAATGAAGCTGTGATTCGAAGAATAGATAATGATTGCGTATTGGCTGTAGCCGATGAACGACCAAACGAATTTTAAATGTGGTATTTGTCGTAAAGAATATAGCCCTGCCTGTGATTATAGGCAGGGAAGATGCCCACATCATCCAAGTTATCTTGACACGCATCACTTAAGATTTTATAATTTACTCACTGCTATTAAAAACTTTTTTAAGAGGTAATCATGCGTGAACTTTGGGTAGAAAAATACAGACCCCGTACTCTGGACCAATATGTTTTCAGAGATGAACATCAGCGTAAACAAATTGAAACTTGGATCAATGAACGTAGTATCCCACACTTACTATTCAGTGGTAATGCAGGTATTGGTAAAACTACTCTGGCAAAAATACTATTGAACGAACTCAATATTAATGAACTAGATATTTTAGAAATCAATGCTAGTCGTGTTAATAGCGTGGATGACGTTCGAGGCAAAATTGTTAACTTTGCTCAAATGATTCCATTTGGTGATTTCAAAGTAATTTTACTTGATGAGGCAGATTATTTGAGTCAAAGTGCTCAAGCTGCTCTACGTGGCGTAATGGAGGAATATCATAACTTTGCTAGATTTATATTGACCTGTAATTATCCTAATAGGATTATTCCTGCTCTACATAGTCGCTGTCAAGGCTTTCATATAGAACGTGTAGATCAAACTGAATTCACTGCTAGAGTTGCTACTATACTTGTTGAAGAAAACATAGACTTTAATTTAGATGATTTAGATACTGTAGTTAAGGCTACGTATCCAGATCTTAGAAAATGTATTAATACAGTACAGATGAATTGTGTTAATAGTGTACTACTACCGCCAGATCAAACAGATGCTAATCAAGCTGATTACAAAATTGAAATGGTGCAATTATTTAAAGCAGGCAAGGTAAGTGACGCACGTAAACTACTTTGTAGCCAGGCCAGGCCAGAAGAAATGGAAGATATCTATCGTTGGCTATATGACAATGTTACATTATTTGGTGATGATGTTAAACAGGAAAAAGCTATCCTTATCATTAAACAGGGTCTAGTAGATCATACACTGGTCAGTGATCCCGAGATTAATCTTGCTGCTACACTAATTAGACTGGCCCATGTTAATGACTGATAGACCAAATAGTGCCAAAGGGCGTACTAGTTTTGATGCTGAACTGGGCACAGGACTTGTAAACTTTTTTAATAAGAATGTTACACCATATCCTACCGATGTAGGTGCTCCAAAGTTTGATCTGATTCCTATTGAAAAACAAAAGGATATAATGGTCAATGTAGCACGCCTACATGCTCAACAAGAATATCAACGTATTATGGATCTTGTAGCAGTGCTACAAAAACAGGCTGATCAGATCAAACGTAGGTTGGAAGTTACTGATGCTGTTCATGCTGCCAAGTATCAGTTTCAGATTTTTCATGGGAAAGTGTATTGGCTCTTGTACGATAATAAACATACGTGTACAAGATTAAGTATGCTGGGCCCTGATGATTGGGCCACTGCACCTCCAGTAGAATATGAATATATTACCAGAGTAAAATGGCTGGGCGACTATTCCTGGATAGAAGTAGACGCCCAAGGCCAACCTGTTAATTAATCACCGTATATTTCTAACACCTCCTTTACGGCTTGATGACGCTCGATATCTTTGGCTTCAAACCTAACGATATCGATATGTTCTGTTCTTTTACGATTTCCCAGTAGGTTGCAAAACTCGATCAAACCATTATCAGCAAGACGATCTGCTTGTGCCAGATCTCCTGTGACTACCATACGGCTTTGATCTCCCAATCGTGTTAGCAGCATTTTCATTTGATTTGCTGTAGCATTCTGCATCTCATCGGCTATAATCCAGGCACGTTTAAATGTGCGCCCTCTCATATAAGCCAAGGGACTGATCTCTATGACTCCTTCACTTAACATTTCTACTATATCTTTTTGACTATAATATTCTCCTAAAACGTCAAATATGGGCTTAGTCCATGGCTCCATCTTTTGATTAAGTGTGCCAGGTAAAAAGCCTAGGTCTTCGTCTACACTAACGGCGGGTCTTGTAACTATGAGCTTATCTACTTTACCCTCTTGAAAAAACTTTATTCCAGCTTGAACTGCCAGTAACGTCTTGCCTGTACCTGCTGGTCCTATAGCAAATAGTATACTATTATCTTCATTCTGTAACTTTTGAATATATGTTTTTTGTGCTTCATTGCGAGGATAAAGGTGTACCCTGCAATTTTTTTGCGGGATGAATGTGGCAAAATCTATCACATTCACATTTGAGGTAAAGCGTTTTTTCACTCTTTTGCTCATCCATAAACTCCTACTAAAGAAAAGTAGGACTTGTAGTACCGCCCGATATCTACAGAGGTCCTACAATTTTATTTACTCATCTGCAACTTATTCATAAGGTTACGCTTGTTTTTGACCTTGATAAATAATATAGTAAAATCTGGGCCCTATATGAAAGACATTTTAGACGTTATTCGCAACATTGATACTATCTATAATAATAACAGTACTTTGGCTGTACTTAAGGACTTTGAACGTGTTCTTGATGAAATGGACATATATGTATACGATAATTGGTTAGATGGTGAATTATTAAGCGGCCCTAAAATAGATCGTCATTGGGTCAGCGCAGAATTCATGTGGCCTAAAAATAAACGTCCAGATCCAGAAGGTGCAAGACGCCTTATTGAGATTGGCTGCAAAATAAAATATACTAAGGATGAACTTATTGAGCCAAGGAAGATTAAGAGTCCTGATGATTTTAGGCCAGGAACTAAGAAGGGCAAACTTGATGCACATCCTGTTTGGGTAGTAAAAATACTAATGCCAAAAAAACTTGTTTTTGACATATTCAATAGCTACATGGATCGTATTAGAGAAGAACGTAAAGGTGATACTAAGGAGCAACAACAGCCTGCTCCAGCTCCTGCTCCAGCTCCTGCTCCAGCACAACCTGGAATGGCTCCAGCACAACCTGGAATGGCTCCAGCAGCACCTATGCCAGCAGCACCTATGCCAGGGGCACCAATGTGATGCAAATCAATGAAACATTATTAGCAGGAGATCTAAAATTACTTGTTAGCTCAATTATAGAGATAGATAGCTATAAAAGTAAAATAGGTGAAGATAGTAAGATTGTAGTTATAAGTTTTAATGTTGAAGATAAAGAACCTGCTGATGATCTTGCAAGATTTTTAGAACTTGGGTTTGATTGGATCATTGATGCAGATGCAACTAACGGACCTATTGATACAGGCAAATATAAAGTTTTTGTAGAAATAGAACGTAACAAACATGTCCCAGAAAGAATAATTGGTATATTAGATGCAGTTCGTAAACTTACTAATATAGAAAAATTTCGATTTAGATACTATAAAAGTTTTAAAACTAAAATTGCAGATGAAGAAAATCTAAGAGCAACAGTTCCATTAGATAAGGACTCATATGCTATTAGCATACAGGAAAATAGACTGAATAATTTTAGTAATTTTTTTAGTAGGAGTTATCTTGACAACATAGAAATGTTAGAAGATGATATAACTTTTCATAAAATGTATGCAGAAAGTATACAAATGAAAATAAAAGATTTCGGCCCACTAAATGAAGTATATCAACGTCTTGGAGGCCGTATTGATATAGGGCAACGTGCTATTAGCGAAAGTTTATTTTTAACAAAATATTTAGGAAATTATAATATAACTAAGGTCAATAACGACTTCGTATTTGAAAACGATGACCATGCCCTTGTACTGGAGAGAGCGAGATGAGTTTTACCTTTGATTTTAACAAAGAACAATTGAAGCAAATGATACCAGGTAATCCATATACTGAGTATTGGTTTAATGCCCTACATACTATACTACCTGAATATCAAATTAATACACCACAACGTGTGGCAGCATTCATTGCTCAATGTGCTCACGAAAGTGGTGGCTTTAAATTCCTAAAAGAAAATCTAAACTATAAAGCAGCCAGTCTACGTAAAGTGTTTCCAAAGTATTTTCCAGATGATGCCACTGCTAATGCCTATGCTAACAAGCCAGAAAAAATTGCTAATCGTGTATATGCTAATCGTATGGGCAACGGTGACGAGGCCAGTGGAGATGGTTATAAGTATTGTGGCAGAGGACTTATACAACTTACAGGAAAAAATAACTATATTTTCTTTGCTGGTAGTTTAGACATTCCTGTGGAAGAGGCTAGTGAATATTTAGAAACATTTGAAGGTGCTGTACAGAGTGGCTGCTTCTTTTGGGAAATGAATAACCTTAATACTTGGGCTGATCAAGGTGATATACTAACATTAACCAAGAAGATTAATGGCGGTACTATTGGCTTAGCAGATCGTGAAAAGCACTATAAACACGCTTTACACGTATTCGGAGTAGCATAATGTTAATGTGGCTGGTAGAACACTGGCTACTTAATTTACCAGGTGAATTCTGGATCTTACTTGCTGGTGTAGGATTTTTAGCATTTTTCTTTGCCAGCGTATTCAGTCATATACCATTCCTACGTCCTTATATGATGTTTGTCAAGCCTGTAGGTGGCTTGATCATATTGGGATCAGTGTTTATGTATGGTGGCACTGAAATCAATAATATATGGGAAGAACGTGTCAAACAGGCACAGGAACAGGTCGCTGCCAAGGAACGTGAGGCAGAGGAACTAAACAAAAAATTAGAAGCAGAGCGTAAGAAGAAACAGGAAGTTAGGGTAGAGTATAGAACAAAGGTTAGAACAGAAATACAAACTCGTAAAGAATATATTGACAAAGAATGTAAGTTTGACAGCGAAGTAAACAAACTACACAATAAAGCAGCACGTAATATAGTAGATAACAAACCAGTGGAGAAAACAAATTGAAATCCGCTGCCCTACTATTAACAATATTTTTAGCAGGGTGTGCTACACAACCAGTACCTATTAAACAAAAGTTTCCAGATGTTGATAAGGATAACCTAATAATTTGTGAAAATTTAAAAGAAGTAGCAGAGAACAATACCAGTTTAACGGATTTACTATTAGTAGTACAGGACAATTATAGTTTGTACTATACCTGTAAAGATCGTGTGGATGCTTGGATCAAATGGTATAATGAACAAAAGAAAATATTTGATAAAGAGTAATTATGTTTAAATGGATTTTAAACTTATTTTTAAGCCCAGAGCGTAAGGCCAAGTATGCTATAGCCGAGTTCAATCGTGTTAGACGGGAACTGGGCCAAGCACAGGCTAGAGCATTGATGTGTATAGAACGGGCCTACGAACGGGACATTAAACGGGCAGAAAAAAGTAAAGAAGAAGATCGTGATATGGAATTATTGGCTGCTCAACACAAGTATAACGACCTAAAGGATTCGGTAGAAATAAAGTAAATACATTATTGGGAGCGAATAATGGCAGAAGATAAAAAGTTATTTAAATGGTTAGGATTACTTATATTTTTACCAGTTGGCTTAGCAGCATTTGGTGGAGATAGATTTCGATATCCATGCCAAGACCCACAAAACTGGGATAAATCAATATGTCAACTGCCGCAATGCGATGTAACACGCACTTGCCCAGAACACGTATTTAAGGGTCAAATAGATCCAAGAACATTAGGAAAAGGTAAAGATGGCAATCAAATCCCTAATCTCGGCCCTCAAACTCCCGTTTTTGGGACGGCACCCACACAAGGAGGTAATTGTGGAAAGTAAACAACCACTAATTTATACTGAAGAACAACTGATGGCAAGACTAAAATTCTTTATTGGAATTTGCTTGTCATTGACTCTAACTGGTATTGTGTTTGTAGTATTATATTCATTAATATTTGTAACACAACCACTTAACGCAATTAGTCCCATAGATCAAAAGTTTTTTGAACTTATTGTACCTATAGCAACATTTTTAACTGGCACACTGAGTGGTATCATGTTAGCAGGTAATGATAAGGAACTACGGGCCAAAGCATTAGAAGCAGCCAACAAACCGCCTCCAGTAAGTCCACCACCAGCACCTCCGACTACAATGAGTACAACTACTACAACATTTAGTGGTGGAGGATTTGGGACTCCAACTGTTCCACCCATGGGATTTCCAGTATCTAATCCATTTGGTGGACCAACTATTCCACAACCCGATGCTTGGGGTCAAGTAAGCAATAGCAGTAAGGGTAAACCAATGCCTGGTCAACCCCCATTTCCAGAACTATAAGGAGCGATTATGAAACAATTTTTCACAGCATTTGTATTAAGTTTTAGTTTAACATTACCTGCCTACGCAGCAGATGATAAAGCAGAAAAACGAAAAGTATGTGTTGATGTACAGGGTAAAGATGGCAAGCCAGTAATGGACCCAAAGACCAACAAACCTAAACAACAATGTAAAGAAGTTAAGGCACATCAGAAGCACGAAGCAACAAAAATTGAAGATGCCAAAAAAGACACAAAAAAATAAAACTGAATCAATACTGTAGGTTAAATATTAAGGCTGCTTTCCACAGCCTTAATTTTTATGAACTACTACGACATACTGGGTGTAACCCGCGATTCAAGTGCTCAAGATATAAAATCAGCTTTTAGAAAGTTGGCAATGGAACACCATCCTGACAGGGGTGGAGATGAAAGTCAGTTCCAAAAAATTAATCAAGCTTATGAGACATTAAGTGATCCAAACAAGCGCAATAGATACGATAATGAAATAAATTTAAAAACTAATTTTAATGGAAATTTTAGAAGTTTCGAAGATATACATGATGTTTTTAATGATCTATTTAGAGGTCGTCATGGCTTTGATTTTGGTCGAAAACATGTAAGAAACAAAAATCTTGATCTTAATATACGCTGTACAATAACATTATTAGATAGTTTTAAAGGCAAGGAAATAGAAGCCAAATATGCTTTACCTTCTAATAGAAAAGAAACTGTAGTGATCAATATTCCTGCTGGTGTAGAAAATAATGATGTAATTAAGTTTAGAGGTATGGGCGATGACACATATCCACAATTGCCAAGAGGGGATTTAAATGTAACAATTAATGTTGCAGATGATCTAAACTTTACAAGACGCAGAGACGACATTACCACTATAATTGAAATAGATCCAATAGAAGCTATGATTGGATGTACTAAACCTATTGAAACTATAGATGGCAATATGTTAAACATAAGAATTAAACCTGGTATGACCCATGGGGGAGAGTATGCTGCTAAAGGATTAGGATTTCCAAATATAAAGACAGGAAACTTAGGAGACTTTATAATAATAGTATACATACGCATACCTGCTATTAACAATGACAATATAAAAAGAAAGTTAGAGGAAATAAAAAATGCAATTGATAACCTTCCCAAATGAAATTTTAAGGGAAAGTATGCCCGATTTTGACTTTGAAAATCCTATAATGGATCCAAAGTTATTAGAAAAACAAATGATTGAACTAATGGTTGGGCAAGGAGGGATAGGATTAAGTGGTAATCAAGTTGGTGTAAGAGCTAGAGTTATCGCAATTTTTCCAAAAGATTTAAGTTTGCAAATGGGCCCATTTGCCATGTTCAACCCTACTTTACAAGCAGCCAGTGACAAGCAGATTGAAGCACTTGAGGGTTGCTTGAGTTTTCCCAAAATGCTTATTCCAGTTAAAAGACCGGAAACAATAATGGCGGAATATCTTGACAGCGAGGGTAATAATTGTGTAATATCACTACAAGGAATAGATGCCAAGTGCTTTTTACATGAATTAGATCATCTCGATGGTGTATGTTTTATAGATAGAGTCAGTAAGCTAAAACAAGATTTAGCAATGAAAAAATGGAATAAACTAAGGAAAAAATATGGTAGAGCCCAGCGAAAGTCTGAAAGCAGTATTTGAAAATGCTATTGAGTTAGCCAAAAATTTAAAACATGAATATGTTACAATAGAGCATTTATTATACAGTATGCTCAATGAAGAACACTTTGTAAATAGTGTGCAGGGATATGGTGCAGATGTAGCATATATTAAAACAAATCTTGATCACTATCTCAAAAATAAATTAAATGATATTGTTAAAGAAGATGTCGTAAAACCAAAAAAGACACAGGCTGTAGAACGTGTTCTTAATCGTGCATTTACACAGGCTCTATTTAATGGTCGTCAAACTATGGAACTTAGTGATGTATTCCTTAGTATTATGGGCGAAAAACGTAGCTATGCCAGTTACTATATACAACAAGCAGGAGTAGATAAAAATAAATTTGCAGACTACTTGAACAACGAAATTCAAAGTGAAGAGGAAGAAGTAAGTGATCATCAAGCAGATAGAGCATTAAAAGCCTTTACAACTAACCTAAATGAATTAGTCAAGCGCAATAAGGTAGATCCTGTAATTGGACGTATATCAGAATTAGAAAATATTGCCTTGGCCATGGGTCGTCGTAATAAAAATAATGTTATGCTTGTAGGTGATCCTGGAGTTGGTAAAACTGCTATTGCAGAAGGACTGGCATTTAATATAGTTAAAGGTCATGTTCCCGAATTTCTAAAAGACTATAAAGTTTATAATCTTGATATTAGTAGTATGCTGGCTGGCAGTAAGTATAGAGGAGATTTTGAAGAAAGATTCAAACTTGTACTTAAAGGTCTACAAACCAAGGGTAAAACTATATTGTTCATTGATGAAGCACACATGATTAGTGGTGCAGGTAGTGCAGGTAACAGTGCTAATGATCTTGCGAATATGATGAAACCAGCACTGAGTAAAGGTAATATTAAAGTAATTGCCAGCACAACTTGGGAGGAATATCGTAAATACTTTGAAAAAGACCGTGCCCTTATGCGACGTTTCCAACGTATTACTATTGATGAGCCCAGTTACGATAATAGTATACAGATACTTAAAGGTGTAAAAAAATATTATGAACAATTTCATAAAGTTAAAATTACAGATGAAGCTATTCAAGCAGCAGTTAAACTCAGTGTAAAATATCAAAGTGATAAAAAATTACCTGATAAAGCTATCGATCTTATTGATTGTGCTTGTAGTAGGTTTAATATTAAAATGGATCAAGAACGTATTATTGGTGAAGATCAAATTCAATATGAGTTAGCGCAATCTATACAAATTCCAGAAGAACAAATTGCTGAAACTGAAAGTAATAATCTTGCCAACTTAGAAACACAAATTAATGCAGAAGTATTTGGACAAGATAACGCTGTTACAGAACTTGTAGATAAAATACTGGTAGCTCGTGCTGGTCTAAAACCTGAAAACAAACCTATTGGATCATTTGTGTTTATGGGCCCAACAGGTTGTGGTAAAACGGAAACAGCTAAAACACTGGCCAAACATCTTGGCGTAAAACTTATTCGTTTTGATATGAGTGAGTATCAAGAAAAGCATAGTGTAAGTAAACTAATAGGTAGTCCTCCAGGTTATGTTGGTTTTGAAGAAAACGCAGGCTTACTGATTACACAAATTCAAGAAAATCCCTATAGCGTATTATTATTTGACGAAGTTGAAAAAAGCCATCCAGATGTAAGCACTATCCTATTACAGATGATGGATAATGGTTTTGTCACTGGCAGCAATGGTAAGAAAGCAGATTGTAGAAATATTATCTTAATTCTTACTACAAACGCTGGAGCACAGGCTGCTGAAAAGAATCAAATTGGTTTTGGCAAGCAGGAAAAAGACTACGATGACAAGGATCTAAAGAAGTTCTTTGCTCCTGAATTTAGAAACCGTTTAGATGCTATCATAACATTTACCAAGTTGAATAAGGATACAATGTATAAGATTGTTGTTAAGTTTATTGATGAACTTAAACAACAAGTATCAGACAAGGGCATTCGCATACGTATTAACGATGCTGCTATAAATCACTTGATCGAAAAGGGGTTTGATAGTAAGATGGGTGCCCGTCCACTACAACGTGTTATAGACAAGGAGATCAAACGTCCCTTAAGTCGTATGATGCTGTTTGGCGATTTAAAGGATGGTGGAAGCCTTACTATAACATTAGTAGATGGGGCTATAACTTTAACAAAGAAAGTAAAACAACCTAAAGTGATTGAAAATGAATCATCTGATGTTATTACCCACGAAGAGAACTAACAAATTATTTTTAGACAAATATAGGTATAAAGTAGTTCTAACAACTAAATTTGCACCTATGTTTAGAAATAAGGACATTAGTGCTATTATCAACAAAATACAGTATTGGAAAAGTGTTGATAAGTTTCCGCCCTATATCTACGGAGGTCATAAATCTGATTATGATATAGGGCTGAATATAGCCAATACTATAAATTCAAGTGGTGCAGAATATAAGGTAATGGTCAGTAGTCCATGGATAAGTTTTTATACTGATAATCAAGCTGATTTTAATAGCCTAACTAAAGCCCTTAAAAATCAAATTAGATATATCAGTATGCCGTCTGAAAAAGATCCAGTTTTAGAAAAAAATACAATTTATCTAAAACGAATTGATTATGACTACAAAGTCACCATTTCAAACCGTATTGATAACAACGAAAGCTTCTTTAAATGGTGTAGAGATAATGATAAAATTCGTATGCCAGAACGCTGTCAACGCCACGTTAAGCGTGGGTGGAGGGTAGGAGATAGCTACTTTTACGTTAAAGATGCTAAAAGTTTGAGTATGGTACAAATGTTTATTGGTTCAAATATACAACGCATAGATCGTGTGGTCAAAGCAAAGGCATAGAAAATAGCTATACAGTTAGTTGTAATATCGATAAATATTACATAGGAGTCTGTATGGCTAATAAAAGCATATTAGAATACATTGAACAAGTAGAATCCGAGGATGTAGACATACAACCTGGAGACGGATTCTATTTTGATCTCAATGATCGTGATGCTATAGAAACTGAAGTCCTCATGGTATTAGAGGATGCAATTCTAGTAGAATTAGACCAAATGGGTATAGCCCTTCTACAGGATACTGGAATCAGTTTTTTTGAAGAATTTTTAATGGATGATAAAACTTATCCTTTTGCCGGTTTAGGCAAACATAAAATAGGTCGTGCAGGACAACTACGTAGCCCAGGACCAACAGGGTATCCAAAGGGTAAATTTGTTGGAGGTGCTGCTGAAAATATTGAACATGAAGCACAACATCAAGGACATAATGTTCCTTTAGGTAAGCCTATGAAAGGTGATGTAGCCAAGAGCAAAGTATATGTACGAAAGCCTAATGGTAAAATTGTCAAGGTTAATTTTGGTGATAAACAATTAAGTATTAAAAAACATATACCTTCAAGGCGGAAAAATTTTAGAGCAAGACATAATTGCGACAATCCTGGTCCTAAATGGAAAGCTCGTTATTGGTCATGTAGAGCGTGGTAATAATATGAAATTATTTGAAATGTTTGGAAACAGTGAAGTATCAATTGAGGATATGCTCAAGAGCTCAGGACCTAAAAAAATGATCAAAGGTCACAACAATGAATATGAGTTTGATTTAGCAGAAGATCTTGTATACTTCATGCATAATAATGATGACTTTTATAGACGTCATTTTTTTCCTGTATTAAAAACTTGTAAGGCACAGTTTGAAAGTGGTGGTGATTTTTCACATAGAGTTTTTAAACCAGTGATTAAAAAAGCCTATGAAGCATATAGAAAAGAATTTCCAGTTCGTGAACTTGAGGAAAGTATAGAGGAAGATCTAACTGAAGAAATAGCTCACGCTATATATGAAACTGAACTACGTAATCTTAAGGACGGTCTTTATAAATGATGCTGCGTGAACTGTTTCGTAAGCCTCTTAAAGAAGGTGGCAATATTTGGGACGATGTTGAACCATTTGACCAAAGTCTTGCACCTAGATTAGAAACAGAACTTGAACGATACCTACAAGGTACTGGTATTAAATTATATCGTATAGGCAGTGGAGCAACACCTACAGCTGGTGTTATGAGTGGAGATCTTGATGTAATGGCTGATGCAGGCGTAGCTGCTAAAGTTTTCCAACAACAAGATGCAAAAGGTGTTAGAGTAGAATTAGAAAAATACCTACAAGGCAAAGGACTTGATACTAAAAAAAGTGGCAGTCAAGTTCATGTTAAATTACCATTTGGGCGTAGTTTTCATCAGGTGGATATAAAAGTAGTACCTAATGCACAGCAAGTACATAGATTTCATGTACACGAATTACCAAAAGATAGTCCTTATAAAGGTGTACATAAACAAATGGTTATGAATGCTTTGGCTAGTAGCCAAGGTATGTTATGGAGTCCAGACGAAGGCCTTTTTGCTAGAGATGATAAAGGTAAAAAAGCTAATCTTATATCTACAGATATGGATGAAATAGCACAACGTCTATTGGGTCCTATAGCTACAAGTCGTGACCTGGGCAGTGTAGAAAGTATAATGAACGTATTGAATCCAGCACAACGTGAAAAAATTTATAACTTGGCAGCAAGTGGGCAAAGTTGGAAAAGTAGTCCACTAAAAGGTCCAGAGCGTAAATTTTTTGAAGCTGCTGCACCAACAATAGGTCGCAAGTATCAACACATTGAAGATCTTGTGTTTACTAATGGTGCTAAAGGTGGACTACATGCTGTAGAACGTCTACGCTATATGAGTAGTCAAGGTGGTAATATTGAACTTAAATGGGATGGTAGCCCTGTAGTATATTGGGGCAAACAAGATGGTCAATTTATGATGATTCCTAAAAATGCTTGGGAATATCTTAAACGTGGTAAAACAGAATTACAAAATGGTATAAGCACTGTACCCCGTAGTGCAGAAGAAGTACAGAAATTTTTAATGGGCACTGGTAAAGCTGATCCAGAACAATTGGCTCAACGTAAACAATACGCCAAACAATTAAGTAGTTTATGGCCCTATTTTGAACAGGCCAGTCCAGAGGAAGGATTTTTAGAAGGTGGCTTATTATTTTATCCTGGTGCTAAACCAGATGGACAAACTGCTAAACCTGTGCTGAATAGTCAGACACAGGAATATGAATTCACTCCAAATATCACCACATTTCATATTGGTAAAAATAGTGATTTAGGTCGCAGAATACGATCTGCTAAAGTTATGGTGGCTGCTACAGGATATTATGAAACCCTGGGCAGCAGTGATGAAGATAGATACCCTAATCCAGAAAGCTTGAGCACTCCTGATACTATAGTACAAGGAACTACTTACGTAGAACAAGCACCACAGTTTACAAATAATAACTTAGATAATGTACAAGAATATATAAAAGAAAACGCTAATTTGATCAATAACTTCCTGTCACCTAAACCAGGACTGAGCAAACCAGGTGATTTATTATACAAATTCTATAATCAAAACTTGCGTATACCTGGAGTTAGACAAAAATTTATTGACTGGGTAACTGCTAACACCAGTACTAAACAGGCTGATCTTATACTAAAAGATCGTGCTGGTATGGATGCTGTATTGACTGCTGTAGAATTACTAACCAAAGCTAAATTAGAAATGATACAAAACTTAAGCAGTGGTACACATAATGGTATAAGACAAACCAAACCAGAAGGATATGTTAGTGCTCATCCTGGCACACCTTTCCAAAATGATTTACCAGGACAATTTGTAAAAGCTATTGACCAAGCTAATTGGGCTCCAAGGAAAGGCGAATGAGACTAAGACAGCTATTTGAACTTGATCGTACAGGAGAAGGTAATACAGCCGTAGTAGGTTGGGGGCGTGGTATGGGACACAAAGGTCATATGATGTTGGCCAGAAGTGTTATAACTTATGCGGATAAACTAAACGGTGATCCTTATTTTGTAGTGAGTAGAACATACGGTCCAGATGATCCATTACAACCTGAAGAAAAATTAGCCATATACAAACAAGTATTTCCAGAACAGGGACACATTTTTCAAACTGCTACAGATGAATTGCCTGATCTAACTAGAGTATTAACTAATTTAAATCAACAAGGCTATAATAATGTCACTGTAGTGGTTGGTGCTGATCAAAAACAGGCATTCCAATATCTTAAACAATATAACGGTAAACCTAACAAAGCAGGTGACATTCCATTTAAGTTTGATAATCTAGACGTTATTTCCCGTCAAGAAACAGGAGATCCCAGTGCTAGTGAAGAAGGCCCACGTGCTACCCCTATGCGAACTGTACTAACTGACTTGGATAAATTTAAGAAAGATAATCCAGAATTAATGGCTAAATTCAAAGGAGTGGCGGATGTTGAATTGCCATTTGCAGTATGGCGTGATTCTATGAGTCCAGAAATAGATGATGCACAGGTTATGGACCTAATGCGTAAGGCCAAGGAGCGTATGGGTCAATTCGCTGCTGCTAAATCAAAAAAGAAGGCTAAAGAAATGAGATTATATGAATTAGAACAGCCCAGTGGCACACTATATATTATATTCAAACTGAACCCAAGAACTGAACAAGTCCATGTTATAGGTGACTTTGCCACATTCCCAGAAGAAGTTGTACAACGTAGTCAAAACGTAGGTATTAGAGATAAGAAGGGTGGCAAAGGTCGTCCATTGAGAGTGAACTTTCAATTCCAAGATGCCAGCAGTGCTCTTGGTGAATTAGAGGATGCTATACGTGATGTGGACTTTATTGGTGGTGAGGCTGCTGAACTTGTATTCCCTTTAAGTGCTATGCGTAGTGAGTTTGGCGAAGAACTAAACGAATTAAAAAGCCTTATAGCAGGTGGTGCTGACGAACGCTTTAAACTATATAAAGGTAAGGACGCTGGCTCTGAACCAGATACTAAACCTAAAGGTGTAGATCATTTTGTTGTTGGTCCAGATGGTAAACGACGTCGTGTGCCCATACCAGGCAAACCTAATAGTCAAATGGGTGGACAAGCAGTGGCACAGCCCAATGTGTTTAGATATAAATTGTTGGCCACTGAACTAATGCCAAAACTACGTGACATGGGCTACAAGTTTGATAATGGTATGATTGTGCTACGTGCAGATCAACGTGACAAACTAAAAGGTATGTTAGGTGACAAGTTTGGACAAGTGTTTGGTTCAAAGGATATGTTCAAGCAATGAAGATCAGAGATATAATTACAGAAAAGGCTGATAAAAAGTTAGGCAAAAACGTAAGACAATCACATCCTCATGCTAAACAATATCAGGATATTGATCAATATTACGGAATGTATCGCTTTGGTATAGCTATGGCCGGTGCACCTGATAAAAGTATAAACAAAGCTGGTCCTGCTAAGGATGTTCCTACAGTTTGGTTATATAGCAAAGGTGACGAAGATATAGTAAGTGCAGCAGAACGCAACCAAGGTATAAAAGGAAAAAATATAGTAACCAAAGGTCATAGTGAAGAACTCAAAGATATTAATAAGATAAGTCCTGTGGCTAAACCAAAAACTAACAAATACGGAATTTAATGTGAGAATACGAGAGCTATTTGAAACAGCAAGTGCAGGAGCGACCAGTGCAGGAAATGTAGTTGCTGTTCCAAATCCACACATTGCTATAGGTAATATTAAAGAATATGGTAAGGGTAAAAAACCTAAACCACCACGTGTAGATTCAAATAAGAATCCTAATGGAACAGCTAAAAATGCACTTGATAGCAATATCAGCTTATTTGGTGGAACTACAATAAAACGATAAATATACTAAATTCGGAGTACGATATGGATCCTATTATGCAGCAAAGTACAATGCCAGAACCAGAACACAATGATGAAGGTAAAATGGCCAAGGCAGATCTCTACAAGACTGCCAAATATGCATTAAAGCTATTTAAAATGATGGACGATAATTCTCAACTTGATGGTTGGGTACAGGCTAAAATCACTAAGGCCGCAGACTATATGGCCAGTGTATATCACTACATGGAATATGAAATGAAGTTCAATGAATATGGACAAAAACTTGAAATGAGTGACATGTACACCACAGAAGAAAAACGTATCCTTAAAAACAAACTAATGGAAGCCAAGGACAAAATGAAAGCCCTTAAAAAGGCACAGGCTGAAAAGATGAAGAAAAAGGATGATAAAAAGAAGGACGAAAAGGTAGAAGAAGCCACTGGATTTACTGCTAAAGACAAACGTAAGGGCAAAGTTGATACCAGTACAAAGAGTCAATATAGTGTAAAGTTGATGCACAAGGATGGCGCTAAGACTAAAAATGTTCACTATGATGCAGATGAAGGTGAAAGCGAAGGCGAAGTAAGAGATCGTGCAAGTCGTGATCATAAGAGTCAAGGCTATAGCGTGGACAGCATTCGTAAGAAAACTAGTGAAAACACAATGGCTCAACCAAAACCCACTAATAAATTATATCCAAAAGGCGGTGTAACTGGTAATGTACCAAGTCCTCCAGATGGTGCCACAGCCCCACCTCCTAAAAATACAAAAACAAGAGAAGGTCAAAAATTAAGTAAAAAAGATTATGACGGTGATGGCAAAAAAGAAACACCTAAAGATGAAGTATGGGGTAGTCGTGCCAAAGCAGCAGCCAAATCAGGTAAGCCATTCAGTGAAGCTAAAAAGGCTAAACCAGACTTTTTAGATATGGATAAAGATGGCAATAAAAAAGAGCCAATGAAAAAGGCTGTTAAAGATAAAAAGGTTGCTGAAAGTGCCAAGTGTAATCATACAGCCAAAGGAAAAAATTGTCCAGTACACGGTATGAAAGAGTGTAGTATGGAAGAAGCCAAAAATCCTAAACAGCAGGCCGCTATTGCCATGGCTAAAAAGAAGAAAGCAGCATAATGAGTATTAAAGACTTCATCCAATTAGTTGAGCAAGCTGACATCCCTAATATGCAAGTATTAGGACAATTGGATGATGGCTTTGCTAATATACGTTATAATGGTATGGCTGGTGTATTGGATCAACAAACTAATAAAATGATCCTTATAAGTCTTAAAATACCAGACAGCTATCATATAGTCACCGTAGCTGGTGGTAGAGAAACTACAGAATACGTAGGCGGTAGTGAACTTGGGCCTGCTACCAAAAAAGCATTAGATAGCATAATGCCAAGACAACGACCACGTCCACCTGCTCCTTTACCAGTACAAGAATCTTATGAGAGTACAGAACAAGTTCGTAGTATTGTACAGCGTATGATGGAAGATGCTCGTGTTCCACAAAAGCCAAGACAGGGTCCACTACGTCCACAAACTGGTGCAGGTAAACACAAAGATAAAAAGAAAGATCAGAAACAGGGTAAGGCAAAACATAAAGGTAAAGAGTTAGACGAGGGTAGGTTTGGTCGTAATAGAGATGATCAGTTTAGCCTTGGAGGAAGATTAGAAAGAGACAACGATTTTCGGAATAGAGAAAGAAACGTCGGAGTTGAACACGAAAGAAATAACTACCAGGTAAGCATAAATGGTAGGCCTTGGAAAGTGTTTGCTGATCAAAGGCAAGCTATGAATATTGCTAGAAGTCTTAGAATGAAAGGCAAAGAAGTAGAAGTTTATCCTACAGGAGCAAATCCTTCTGAAAGCGTGGAAGAGGCGGCGAAGAAACCTAATGCTACTACTCGTCATTTAAGAGATTATCCAGTTAGTGATAAGGACATAGCCAAGCCTGTGAAGAAACCTGAAAAGAAAAAATCAGAACAAGGTGTGGCGGAAGGCTATACCGGTCGTGAAACCAAAGACGGAACCTGGCGTGTGTTCAAGGATGGGCAAGCGGTGGCAGTGGCGGGACCATTCAAGAGCAGAGATGAAGCACATGCCTGGATTAAAAAACACAAGCAAGGTGTGGCGGAGGCAACCGGAGATAATAAGTTTGATACCATGATGGGCAATATTAAGAAATCTGCCCCAGTTTCGGTGACAGGATATGTGGCAGTGGAATATGCCAGCGAAAACAAATCAGACCGAATCAAAGGTGCGACCCTTAAAGGCAAACCCATGCCATCTTCAGTTGATAGAGATGACTTAGACGGTGAAATAGAATTTGAGCCAGACGAAATTGAACGACATCTTATAAAAATTGGTCGAGATAATGGATGGAGTATGATTGATCCTGGACATGGCAGAGGCTATTCAGAACTATTCTTTGATACCAATGCTAATTATACATCTGATAATCAGAGTATATTAGCAAAAAATATTGTCAATACAGTAAACCAAATCAACAAATTTTTCAGTGGCTTAAACAGCAGTTTACAATCCACTGGACTGCCAGGTTATAGGGTAGCAGTGTGGCAAGAGATATCATCATCAAATGGACAAAAAATTGGCGATATTGATCAAATCAAACAAATTGCCCTTACTAAAGTAGTTAACTCCCCTAATGATCCTGGAGAGCTAATTGGTAAAGCAATCTTACAAGAATTACCCGCGGTGGAACAAGATGAATATGATGATTTTACTCCTGAAGATTTTGCCTACGCTAAAAAAATTGCTAAAATCTATATTACAAAGGGAGAGCGTGCTGGCCTAGAAGCTCAAATTTCTAATAGAAGGATGGACCATGTAAGTGATTTGATTGATGAATTACTCAGCCTTTCTGGAGCCCAAAAATATAGGACTCTAAAATTAGACGACTTAGACGAGCAAGGTGTGGCGGAAGGCTCAGGAAAGAATGTAGTCAAGTCTGTCAAGGTAGGAAACTT